GGAAACCGCAACCTTTCTCTGAGCAGATTAAAGCTTTCTTCTCTTCATCTGTGGGGGTATCCTTTTCCACCACCTTGAAGCGATGGGCAGGGCAGAACCAGTGGAAGTTTTCTGGAAGTCCCCTTGCGTCTAGGTCGAAATCCGTGATTGCAGGGTCTAAGTGGCGAATTTCCACTAGCTTCTGTTCAAGCTTACCGTCTTTGACAACATAACTCTTATTCAACAGGATAAAAGCATCATCAATTGAATTCAAATCAAAATGCGCTAAGCGAAGAACTTCCTCTAGCGTTTTGTGGAATCGGTTAGCATCCCCTATAAACTCATTAATTTCATCAAGCTGACTTTCATCAGGGTCATTAACGGTAGGCTCCCACACAATCCCACGTCGAAAAACCTCTGCCGTGATGTGTTGTAGAGGTGCTCGTATTTCTTGAACTTGGGTAGCAATTTTGTTTAAGTCCCCAACGAGTTGGGTGCGATAAGCCATCTGGTTCCGAATCCACGAGTTAACAATAGATTCAATACCAATTTGAAGGGGTAGAGACCCCGTGCTTCCATCATCCGCTTTACTTAAATGAAACTGTCCAATTTGGTTTCCTAGCTCAACAAGTGTGTTTGCTGCATTTGCTGCCTGAGGTGCGAAATCATTTATCTTCATTCATTACTCCAGTGGTTGTTGAGCATCCATACCTATTATTTTAAGAATATTATCCATTCCTTTTTGCCTAAGTTGTGCTGATTCAGATAATGGTGTCTTAGGTATTTCAGATTTACTTTTGTCTGCCTCATCTAGTTGCTCTAGAAGATTAAGGTTTTGTTCACGTAGCACACTAATTTCATCTTCCAGTTTAGAGTACTCTATTTCATCCACCCCATTTAAATGTATACCGTCTAGAACCCCTTCAGCCGTTGCTTCTTTTATCACCGCTTCAAATGCTCCTTCAGTAAGGACAGTCATAGCTGCGTGATCATCGGGAATTTCATCCGTGTCCGCATCAAAGGATTCTAAGTCACTATGCCATGCGTTGAGCACACGCCATGTACCTGAATTATCTCTTTTTGCTACATACTGAGCACTATGTTGTCTTAACGTTGAACCTACTTCAGCCATTCTACTCTCCTTCTCTCATATTATACTTATGCTATATGGCATTTTGACCACCCGCAACTGTGGCAGGTAGTACATCCCCCTTCTTCCACTAAGATAGGTGAATCACAACATGAACCTTTTGCAAGAACCATTGTATTATCTAAAACTGGGGTTGTCAAGCGTTGTATAGCTTTTATTCGCTCATCTTCATAGGATTTAGATAAATTAGCAGTCCACGCCTTATAATCTCCGTTCGATGACCCGTCCCAAGTAGCGTATAACAACTCTGGGTTATATTCCGGTATTTTATACTCCGATTTAGTCTCAGCCACCAATACCTCTTTCTCCCTACTGCCTGACCTATACACTGTAATTCCCTTACACCCATTCTCATAGGCTAACATATAAGCAGCCCCAACATCTACTTGTGTAGCAGAGTTTGGTAGGTTAATAGTTTTAGAGATACCTGAATCACAAAATTCTTGGAATGCCGACTGCATGAGAACATGGTCTTTACCTGAAATCTCAGGAGATGTAATATAAACATTCTTTACCCACTCAGGCACATCTTCTCGTTCCTTCAGTGAGCCGCCCTTAGAAATATGTTCCATTAGGTCTTCTGAATAGAAACTATACGTTTTAGCATCCTGTTCAAAATACTTATTAGTATAATAAAGTGTTTCGCCCTCTAGAATGTTCATCTTCTTCCACGCTAAGGCAAACGTTGGTTCTATCCCACTAGATGTATTAGCCAACATTGATATAGTTCCAGTTGGTGCTACAGTTAGCCTACAAGCATTCCTAAATTTCAAGTCCTCTGCCGCAAAATCAGAATTCCCCCACGATGGGAAGGTACCCCGCTCCGCAGCTAGTATTTGTGACGCTATGTCAGCCCTTGTTTGGATAAACTTCATCAGTTCTGCGCCTATAGAACGAGCTTCATCTGAATTGTAAGGTACACGCAGTTGAATCAACAGGTCAGCAAACCCCATCACCCCTAAACCAATTTTACGGGTAGCTTTTGTCATTGCCTCAATATCTTCAGTAGCATATTCATTCGCATCAATTACGTTATCTAGGAAACGGGTGGCAGTTTTAACTGTTTGCGCCAACTCATCCCAATCAACATTATCTTGCCACTTAACAGAGGGTTCCGTTGAGGTAGATGACTCAGTAGGTTTGAAGAATTCAGCCAAGTTGATAGACCCTAGGTTACAGGATTCGTTCCCTAGTAGTGGTTGTTCCCCACAAGGATTGGTGGCTATCATTCTCCCATGCTCTTTTTGAACTTTGTTATCTTTGTTTATGGTGTCTAGGAAGACCATTCCCGGCTCCCCATTCCTCCATGCGCCTTTTACAATTTTACTGAATACTTGCCTTGCATCCAGTTCCTTAACTAGCGTATTATCACGGGGGTTTAGTAAGGGATAAGTAGACCCAGATTTAACTGCCTTCATAAAATTATCAGTCACCCCAACGGAAAGGTTGAAGTTGTGGATTTCACCCTCAGTTTTTTTACAGTCTATAAACTCTAGTATATCGGGGTGGTGTACGTCCATAACTGCCATGTTCGCCCCGTCACGCTTACCCCCTTGTGTAATCATCGAAGAAACACGGGATAGAGTTTTCAGGACTTCAATAGGCCCACATGATACACCATGAGTTGTCTTAATACGATCTCCTTTTGGGCGAAGGTTTGATAGGGCAAATCCTGTGCCACCACCAAATTTTTGAACCATAGCAGTATCGTGGGCAGCTTTCATTATACCTTCCATACTGTCTTCAATAGGGAGTACGAAACAAGCACTTAAAGTACCTTGTTCAGTACCACCATTCATCAGGGTTGGAGAATTAGGAAGGAATTTATTTTCTGCCATGATATCGTAGAAATCATTTGCCATCAGCTTAGCATCTATCTCATGCTTCCCGTAAAGGGGTTCTACCTTCGCCACACCCTTAGCAACCCGTTTAAACATCATCTCTGCGTTTTCTATCACCTCTTCTTTGTCATTTTTCATATAATATCTTTTCCTTGCGATCACTTCTGCTTGAGGCGATAGTTGTACCATGTAATTCTCCATTCCTTTAAAGTAACAAGGGCTTATCCCCCCTATGTAAACACATGAGGCACAAATTATTTTCTTTTATCCACGCTTTGGGAGTACACGACCTATTGTTACAATTAGGATTTGGTGCGCCCGGTAGGGGGAATTGTGCGTCGTCCATTGAAGTATTATACTCCTCATCTTTGGGGCTTTCAAGCTTTTCTAACCACGTTTTTACGGGGTCTTTTCCTCCTTTGTTTGACTCCATTGAATCCACCCATCCTTGGAGATTTCCGATAACCTCCATCCCATACAAATCCGTTTCGTAAGCCGCCTGTAAAGCCATACCTACACTAAAGAAAGCGTCACCGTGACCGGCTACAGTCGTAGTAGCTTTCAAATCATTGTTGACCTGCATCATCTGAGTATTTTGTTTAGGGTCATCTAACAATGAGGTGCGCCCTCCTAAAATAAGCTCCTCCATTATACCCGCCATAGTTGCCTTTGATTTTGGAGTAAATGAGAGGGGTACCCACACATTAGCTAAGCCCCTATCTTCTAACTCTGCTCGTGTATTATCTATGTAGCCTCTAGTCATATTAAAGTTTTCTGCAACCTCATTTAAGTACCCTACTTGATCGGTATAGTTCCACCCTTCTAAATAAGATGAATGAATCTGTTCAACTTTGCTTCGAGTCTTACGGAAAATAGCTAAGTGGCTTGGGTGACGTTTCTTACCCACATCAAATCCACCAAAAATTTCAGTATGCTCATCAAATTTGTGTCTAGCTAACGCAGGTAAATTACGTAAACTTGGATCAACAATTTTATTTATATCCTCACCGGAAAAATATGTCTCACTGCTATAAAAGGGTTCAAGCAAGAACTCTGAGGCAAATGATTTTGGTTTAGCTTTTTGGTGTACCTTCAACTCTTTTTCATTGAATAGTTCAGGGGCTAACACAGGTCGTCCGGGGACGGGATCAAATACTGGGAGCCTCCTATGTCTGAATCGTTCATCCTGAGCTAACTTAGNAAGGATATCGTCAGGTAATAAAGGAGTGCCTACTACTACAATAGGTGCTCCTTTGTTTGGTATAAACATGCTTTCTGTAAGGAAATGATCTTCAACTTTGGAAACCTGTGTAATATTTAGGGGGTTTTCAGGGTCTTTTAGAATGTCATCTGCTATCAAAGCTCCGTCTAAGTGCATTCCACGTTTGAATGAAAATAACCCCCCTCGCTCCACTTCTATGTTCGCATTTCCATATTGCATTCGGAACGTGTAGTCTGCTTTTGGAGCTTTATCCACAAGCATACTCATTAAAACCTTGTTACGTTTTACTTCTTTCTTTAATTCATTGATATGGTATTTCGCCATTGTATCTGAATAAGATAGATATAAAACCTTTAAATCCTTCTTCTGGGTGAGCATACGCCACATTGTAAAAGCGTGTCCTAGAATGGTAGATTTAAAGTGTGCTCTAGGTAAAATGGCGCAGTAATGTAGCCCTTGTTCTACTGCATCTTGTATATCTTCCGCCAGATACCCTACATGCCATGCATTGAATAGCTCTGGTTTCTCAAACGACTGCGACCAAACATCTCTTACGAATTCCCAGAATGACCCTATTTTAGCGGTCTGTTCTACCCCTTCTAGCGTATCAGCTAGTTGTAAAATTGCATCGTTGTAGGATAAGCCCTTGGCTAGGGGTTTAGTCTGTATTGGCAACGAGTTCCCTCAATCTTCCGCCCACAGCCGTTAGCACCTCAGCATCCTCAACTTCTTCCATTATGATTTGTATAACTTGTTGGACAAATTCCATTTTCATCATATCCTGAAGAATCTCTATCTCCCCTTCGGCTCCAATTTTAGCTGCTCTGACTGCATCTAAGGCTGTATCAAATACAGCAGCGTCGAGGTCTTGGTCAGCTTTATTCCTAATTTTTTCATATAGAGTTAAATGTTCTTTAGTAACTCGTTCTAACCTCGATGCTTCAGCCTCAGTTATCTTCTCTAAAGCTTGACTTTTTGCGGCTTTCTTCGCATCATCCCAACCATATTTAGTAACCCATGAATATACCGTTGGTGTACGAACACTGGTCATAAATTCCGCAGAGACCGCATCAGCAATAGCTTTCGCAGACATGTCATCACGTATATAAAGCTCTAATGCTTTATCTCTAACTTCGATAGGAATAGTTTTAGGCATACAAAACCTCGTTTATATTAGTTATACCAGTCTCCATGCTTATCCCAATCATGCTCCGCAGTTCTGGACTCCGTGCTGCCTCCGTATGGAGTTCCGTCTGATTGTAGTAGCTTAGACCAGTCATGTCGTTCTCCTTTAGAGTTAGAGGATGATACATGGCAGGAAGGAACTTTTTGCTTATAACCCCCCGGAGTTGTAATTGTTGTGAAGTCGATAGCAATTTCGGGGGTTCGGGTACACAAGCCAGTCCAAACCGCATCTTTTTCACTCAGAGGTTTAAACCCAGAGTTTTTACGGATCGTTCCAGTAGTCCTTTGTAAGCCTTCTACTTCTTGGTTATACATACAGGCTCTAAATTTGCACCAAACCAACTTACCGTACTCTGCCTTAAGGTCTTCTTCACTCACACCATCAGGAAGCCTGTCTTCATAGACCGTAGGTGTCTCCTCTTTTGACCCATCCTTAGACACATACATCTTAAAGTTATCTGCCATCTATTCTTTCTCCTTTGCCCATAACGCTATACAAGCAGCGTCAGCATAATCTTGTTCAGGGAATATATCTCCCCACTTTTCTACGGCATACTGTTTAATAGCAGGTTTCCCTGCGTTGCCTTTTCCTAGGACAACTTTTTTCCAACTCCTATTGTCCACCGGGACTACCGAAATACTAGCCCTATAAAGCGCATATTTTGCACATGCTACAACAGACGAAATCTGCATGGTAGTTCTTGGATTCTGTATAAAAATGGCAGCTTCAATAGCCGCTGTGGTTACTTTTATTATACTAGCAAAGTTATATAAACTATCAGTGATAGCAAACATCCTCTGGTCAAAATCATCTATAGTGGGTGCGAATTTTTCCATGCGTACCAGTGAGCCGTCCTCAGATAAGAGCACAGCGTGTACAGCCTTTGACGAGCAGTCTAACCCTAGGTACATGTTTGCATCCCCCTCTGAGAACGGTTTATATTAAATCTCGACGAACAGTAATAACCCTGCTGACCCCATCATATAAATGAGAGTAAGCATTGTACAAACTTTCAGTTCTAGTTAAAGACGCTTGCGTTTCTATCTGCACCTGCATCTTTTTTTGCACATCCTCACTATTAGAAATTATCTCTGCTTTTAGCCCCTCTTTAGTGGGAACCTTAGCCTTTGTTCTTTTGTATTCCCCGATAAGAGCAGCCATCTCTACATTCATTACTCCATCAATAGAGGTATCAATCGCTTTAGTTTTAGCCCGTAAAATACCTACTTGATACTCTAGGTAGGCTTTATAAGCTGAGAACTGCCATACTAATCTTTCTAGTGAACCTTTGTCCATATCATTTATTGCATCGGGATAATATGTATCTGATGTAGGCTCAGTAGGGTCTTGCAACATAGGTTTACCTATTACAGGGATATCTAAATCTGCGATAAATTCAGTTGCTTTCTTTAGCGGTTCACTTGCTAACCACCTATGTTCCATTTTAGCCATAACTCCTCCTAATCCCAGTTTGCTCTCTGACAATCACAATATCTAGGATACTTAGATGTGCACTTTTCTGGTGGGGAATCCATTGCTATAATAGCATGTCCCCTCTGTACCTGCTCAGCCCAGTAATCCGTATCTCTTTTTACCCTGAAAGTTTGTATGTCTTGGTCATCCTTATTTTCATAAGCAATGAGTCCTGTGTTTAAGTTACGGGATTCAAGATACATTTGCACTTGAAACACATGTTCCTCTTTNGGTTTCCCTTTCAATGCCCGATAACCTTTAGAATTGATTGTTTTTAATTCCAACACAGTTAACCCTAGATTGATATGAGATACTAGGAAGTCAATCCTACCGGTAATTTTCAAATCACCCTCAATAAAAGAGACTGGTACTTCACGAGCCTTCAGAATATTCATCTTCATGAGGTACTTTTCCATTCTATCTTCAAAGGTACCCCCGTGTTGCAGCAACCTTGAAAATTTCCCTGTTAGCTTTTTCTTAGGCAATCTGCCGTGGAAACTTGCCCAGTGGAACCGGTTGCAGGGGTTACCGAAGGTGGAAGCATTAAAATGACCCTCTACGGAGCCGAACCCCCATGAAGCGCAAGCATCCTCTAGTTCCGTATTAAACCACGCATCTACCTGTGATTTACGTTCTGGCTGTCCTGATCTAATGCTGTTAATACTTGCCATATCTGCTCCTTTAACTTACTTTTTGTTGGTGCGTCCACTCTAGCCACTCGCTTTACTTCGTCTGCCGCTTTACTCAAAATCACTTCTGTTCGTTTATCATCCGCTTTACGTAGGTGCCCTATAGCACCATCACATTCTAACACCATATGAATTTCCGGTATATAGAAGTCCGCCGTGTAGTTTGTATGTGGAACACTCCATTGCTGAATGAACCGTATCCCATACCCTGTTAGTATGTCCGCTGTTAGTTCCTCTTGGGGGGTGAAATCTTTATGCGGCATCTTCCCCGATATCTTCTTTCAACTGCTGGTATAAGGATGGGGTCGCCTCTAGTAGATCATGTAAACCTTGTGAACCCATTACTTTCTCATCTCGATAAGTATACCATGCACCAGCTTGTTTTATTTTACCCTTAGCTATACCTTCACGCATAAACGTTTCAATGAGATCGACTCCACCCGCTACCTTAAATGGTATGCTGGTCTTTCCCCATTGTTCTTCGCTAAACCGCCCCTTACGCATTCGGATACCCATATCAAAGCCTAACCTGTTATCCTCTTTATCTTTTATCCACGCCCCACGACGCAACTCTAGGAAGATGTGGGCAAAGAATACCTGTGCCCTACCGCCGGGAACGTTTAGGTTTACCTCATATTTATTCGCTCCTAGATCATCCCTAAGTTGGTTGACTACGA